AGCAGTTGCAGGCAGCGTTCCCATGCGACCACATTGAAGAAGGTCATGCTGCGGTTCCAAAGCTGGTTGATCAGCGATGGGTCGCTTGCTCCCTTGGTGTGTGCATACAAGTATACGGCATCCTCATCCTGACTCGCCTTGTACATTTCGGTCAGGGTCGCCTGCTCCCATGCGTTGGTGCGTGTAACGACCACCTTGACCTTATCGGCAACCATCGAGCCTTCCAGTACCTCCTTGACCGCCTTGCGTTGTTCGGGTGGACCTACGATGCCGACACGGATTTCATCGAGTGCGTTGATCAGGCCATAATTGCACACCGCCATCATGTGCTGGTTCAGGATCAGCTGCCAGTTCCCTCCGCAGTAGATGTGGTAGTAGTGGACAATCTTCACAGCGTCAAAGATATGACCACCGCTCCGAGCAGGCAGGCGAGGGTAAGGATCACCAGCACCGAGGTCAGCACTTTGCCAGCCTCGATGATTAGGTCAATAATTTGGTAGAGGTTCATACCGCAAAACTACACCACAACGTACTTGCCACTGTTACTAACTCGTAACTTATTGAGGGCCACATACCGCATCGCATCGCAGGCGTGGTTGAAGGAGTCAATCGGCACACCCGTATTCTTGCCCTCCTTGTCGGTCGCCCAAGTATAGGAGCGCAGTTCCTTGATGAGGTTGGTGCTGTCCTTGGTAACCTGCAACTTGTACCGCTTGAGGATGTCGATGCCATTGCGAATCGAGTCAGGACCCTTCTCCGCTGGCTTGATGTTAAAGCCAAGTCGGTAGATTTCCTCGATGCTCTTTGGCTCTGCTGAATCGGCAACTATCTCCCAAGCCCTTGTGATGCCCAAGGACCGCAGTTTGTCTGCGATGTCCTGATTGGTCAAGCCAGTTGCATAGAGCAATTCCTGCACCAAGAGGCAGTCGCCTTGCCGATAGATAGCGACCAATGCCGTAGGGTCGTTGCTGAAGCCCCAGTCAAGGCCAAGGGCAACGAATTTGGCTTTGCTGACATCTATGCCCTCCACAACCTCGAAGTCCTCGTATATCGCACCCTGAAGCGTTCCTACCTGACCGAGGCCGTACACCTTCCACCAGTTCGCCCAGTACGCAGAGGTTTCGGCTTTGGTCTTGGCTTTCTCAATCTCTCGGATGATGGCAGGGTCAAGTGCTTGGTTGTCCTTGTAGGTAACGAGCAGGAACTCCGCATCGGGGTCGTGCATCAATTCGGTATGCGCCCAAAACTCTCGGACTGGGTTATAGTCGATGTAGATGGCGGTCCTTGTCCTGATGGCCAGTTGGTGATAGGCTTCCCATGCGATGTTGTTCGCCTCGTTAACGAATAGCACATCCCTTCTTGCCCCTCGCATCTTGTCGCTTTGGTCAGCGGAAAAGAACTCGATGTAGGAGCCATGCGGGAAGTCGTAGCGTAGCAGCGTTCGGTTGTAAAGTTCCTCTTGGTATAGCCCTGTCATGTTGAGCATCTTGAGGAAGTCCTTGAGCGCACCCCTGCGAAGGTGAGGGATGGATTCGGACACGACTGAAATCTCAAGCGGTCCGCATTCGGGGTTGGCTGCATAGGAGTAGAGCAAGGACAGGATGGCGAAGGTCTTGCCTGCCGATGAACCGCCTTGGACTATTCGGATTCGTTTGCGGAATCCATCAATCTTGATTGCCGTTGTTGTTGGTGTCAACTTGTAGTTTTACGCCCTGCCATATTGGTTGAGGCGATATAGATGCAGCGACCTCCTGCTTGGGTTGACCGTACACCCTTGATAGCAGCGTTTCCATCGAGTAGAGCGTTCCCTTCTCGATGGACTTGCGGATGGCCGAGGCGATGGTCTTTTCGAGTACCGTTGCCGTTGGGTTTTCGTAAACGCCCTTAATTTCTTCGAAGGTCATCGCCATCATGTTTTGGATGGTGTCGTTGATTTCGGACCGCTTGTAGCCTTGGTCAATCAGGGTGCTGACATACTTGCGTGGCCGACCGTTGGGGTTGCCTGACTGCCCCTTCTTGAACTCGTGTTGTTTTATATCTTCGGCACTCATCTGCTGTTATTCTGCTGTTTTGTACGGCAGGCCGTTCCTCTTGACCTCCAAGGTCGGGTCGAGTTTAAGCATCCTGTCCACGATGACTTGGCAATACTTCGGGTCAAGTTCCATACCGTAGCATTTGCGATTGAGTTGGTGGGCGGCTACCATTGTCGAGCCGCCTCCTAAAAATGGGTCACTAATAAGCAATCCATCAATTTGATTAAGCATTTTGCTGATTAACTCAACAGGTTTAGGTGTTGCGTGTTCGCTTTCTCTATCTCTTTTGCATTGCAAAACATTAGGCGTTTTGCCATCTCCTATTTTACCTGCCAATTTAGAACCAAACAAACACAATTCGTGCTGATTTCTAAACGGCATACCCATACCCATTTGCATTTTATCCCAAACAATCATATTACGCACCCTGTACCCCTTTGCTTCTGCAATGTCTTGATTATATACCCACATTTTCCAGTCACAAAATATAAAAGCAGAATGTGCATTATTAAAGTTCGCCAAAACTTTGTCCATTAACAAAATGTAACCTCTTGTGCTTAGGTTGTCTGTTGCAATTTGCTTATTCCCTCTTGCTCCTATACTTCCGCTTGTTTTGCCGCTTTCTTGAAATCCTCCGCTTGAATATGGTGGGTCAGTATAAATAATTTCCGCCTTCTCTCCATCCATCAACTTCGCAACGGCATCGCTATCCGTTGAATCCCCACAAAGCAAACGATGCGGACCAATCTCGAACAGGTCGCCCAGCACGATGTCGGTCTGCACTTCATCAGGCATCTCGTAGTCATCCTCCTCCGCTTCCAGTTCCTTCGCCTGCTCAAAGTCGGGTAGGTCAAGCCCCCATTCTTGCAGTTCCTCGGTATTCCATTCGTTGGCAAGCATTTCCCAATCCCACTCCCCTCCGCTTACATTGTCCTTGATGATAAACTGCCTTTGCTTGTCCTCATCCCAATCCACCACCTCAATCGGCACGTCCTTCCAGCCTGCCTCACGCATGGCCTTGAGCCTCATGTTACCTCCAAGCACGACCATATCGGTATTGACCACGATAGGACGAACCTCGGCCATTTCGGGAAGGTCCTTGATGGACTGCACGAGTTTCTTGAACTTGTCGTCCTTGATGACCCTTGGATTGTTTGGGTTGTTCTTAATCGTGCCTATGGGTACTCGTTGCATCAGTATTCGATTTTGTCAATAAGGTCATCAATCTTGTCCACTATCTTCATCTTGACCGCAAATGCGTTCGGAGCGTTGGAATCATCCACCGCTTGGATGCAGTCGCACAGGGTGGTGATCACCATCATAAGCGATTCCATGCGAGCCTGCACCTGCTCATCATTCTTCTCCTTTAAGTTCGCCAAGTTCCCGAAGTTTATTCCTTGACCATGAAAGAGCCGACTTACCACCCCACAGAAGGTACGAGATGTAACCGCAGTCCGAGGTGTCATCAGCGTTGTCGTAGTAGGTTTCAGCCCTTGAGAGATAGGAGTGCATCCGCTTGATGGTTTCAAGGCTGATGCCTTCACCAGCTGCAAGCTGCCTCGCCCTGACCTTGCCTGTTTGCGTTGCGCACTTGTTGCCATTCCTTTTGTTCAGTTCAATCCCTCGCTTGGCGTTGTTGCGGATGCCCTCACCGTAGTCGGCATAAGACTGGAACTGGCTGCGTTTGTGATTCGCCCAAAGTGAGCCACAAACGGCAAGGCGTTGAGCCGTATCGGGGAACTCGGCATTGGTGCTGTCGTTGGTCATGCAGCGACCGATGAAGCTGTCCTTGGATTCGTTATTGTTCGGGATTGGTAGGGGCATTCAGGGTGTGGGTTACGGTGTTTTGGTTGGTTTTAATGAACAGGTCAGCCTGAAGGTAAATGTATTCAAGGGCTGATTTTACGCAGTCTGCGCACCACCAATTTGTATTCGGTCGGCCGTGAGCGGTCAGGATTGCCTGCAGGTCTGCGGTAGCTTCGGGTGTCAGGCGCATAGTCAGGGATGCAACATACTGATCCCAGTACTTGCGATGCTTTTGGGCAACGATAAACTGATCGTTGGTCATTTGTAAATCCATTCTCGAATGATTACGGTAGTGGCTGAAGATGCAAGGCCAAGGATAGGTGCAAGATACCATTGGCAGGTCGGCAGGGTTAGGGCAAAGCCAAGCCAAAATCCAAAGCAGGTCATGCAACTGAACGGCTTGCGCTTGACTATGGCAAGTGCGTAGAACCATTGGGGTAGAACTCGGAACTCCACGACCGCAAGGGTAGCGAGTGCGCTAATCAGGATGGGAAACACCAGTATATCCATGGGATTCAATTGCGGTTTTGATTTTGGCTTTGGCCTGTTCGATCGAGTAGATGATGGACCTGTACGGGATGCCTGTTTCCCTGCTCATGGCTTTCATGTTGCCAGTCTGCATGAGAAGGTTCAGCAGTTCCTTGTCATAGGGAAACGCTCCATCCTTGGCCCACGAATCCATCTCTTGCTGGGCAATAGTCCATAGGTGATCGAGCAGGGGATCGTAGTCCTTGGCATTGGATTCGATTTCGGGATCAACCTCGGTCCTTTCCTCGTGGTGTCGGTACTTCTTGGCGAACTGGTTGTTGTTGCCTCGGTACAGGTTCATGATGAGGCGAACAATGTAAAAGCGCAGGTACTTCTGCTGGTGCATCTTGGCGATCTTGTCGGGGTCTTTTTCGAGCAAGATCATCACGGTTTCCTGTTCGAGGTCACGCCACAGCGGATTGCCTCCAGTGATGGTCAGGCAAGCCTTGCGGATTTCTCCGCTTCGGTAAAGGTCAAGGATGATTGTGCTTGCGTCCAACAACGCAAAGATTACAATTATCCATCCAGTCTTTGCAAATAATCTGCGGTCTTGTTGAA